AGCAACAGTGTACTATGATTGGACACCAGATGCAATGTTAGAAGTTGACTTGATCGAACCGGATAACTTCCTCAAAGTCAGAGAGACTCTAACTCGCATAGGTATAGCAAGTCGTAAAGACAAGAAGCTATTCCAGTCATGCCACATTTTACACAAACAAGGAAAGTACTTTATAGTACATTTCAAAGAATTGTTTGCCCTAGATGGCAAGGAATCGGATATCTCCATGTCTGACATTGAGAGACGCAATATCATTGCTGAACTCCTTCAAGACTGGGGTCTGCTGAAGATCCTTGATAAGTCTAAGGCAGAACCAAAAGCTAGCTTATCTCAGATAAAGGTAGTGTCCTTTAAAGAGAAGGGTGAGTGGGAACTCGTACCAAAATATAACATTGGTGGCATCAAAAGGATGCCTAAATCTGATACAGAATATTAAGCACAGGATTACTAAGTATTAATACTTTTAACTAGTCTCTTTTTAAGAGTATTGTATAGATAGTAATGTAGGGGAAACTCTACAGGAATATGAGCCTCAAGTTAGACCTTGAATGTCTGAGTTAAAAGCCGTTCTCTCTAACGATCTGAGTTTATAAATTTTTATAAACAAAGGAGAAATACTATGTGGACGAAACCTCAAGCAACTGAAATGCGCTTTGGCTTTGAAGTTACCCTTTATGTAATGAATCGTTAATTCGATCATTCTTAAAGAATAAAAGGGATCCTAGAGGTCCCTTTTTTATAAATATAATATGAAAAATGTCCTTCGCGAGACGGCAATCTCCAAGGACTCTAACACTAAAAGGAGTGCCAGCATGTCATATTTATCCCCGGTTCCAGAAGAGTTTAATTCCCTTAAAACTATGATTATAACTAAAGAAGAACTAGAAGCTAACTCTGAAATTATAATAGAAGATTCATGGAATAAAGGTCTTCCAAAAGAAGAAAGCCACTGGTATGGTAAAAAACATACTGAAGAATCTAAGAAAAAGATAAGTAGAAGCAAAAAAGGAACTAAAGGCGGTTTAGCAGGAGTTCCTAGATCTGAAGAAACTAAGCGCAAAATGAGTTTAGCAACTAAAGGTAAAAAGTCATTTGTAATGTCAGATGAACAAAAAAGAAAAATGTCTGAATCTATTAAGGCATGGCATAAGAATAGATCTAAAAAGTGGTTACAAATTGTTACAATTGGGCCTATGTACAATAATTAATAAATATGGTACAATGGTCTCAGAATAGGAGAAGTACAATGAAAAAACTTATAGCAGTATTAGCATTAGCGACAGCATCAACCTCAGCATTCGCAGGTTATCATGGCGGATATGGCGGCTATTATGGTGGTTACCATGGTGGGTATTATCATGGAGGTGGTGTAAATTGGGTTGCTCCAGCTTTAATTGGTGGAGTTATCGGTTACGAACTAGCGCAACCACGTTATGTACAACCAGCACCTACAGTGATCTATCAACAAGCTCCAACTGTATATCAAAACTGTACAGCATGGGTTGAGTCAGTAGATCAATATGGTAACGTGACTAGAACGAGAACTTGTTACTAATGGCTGAATTTAATCGTAAACCTAGGCCAAAACAAAGTGACTCTAAACAAGGGTTATTTGTAGACGTACAAGAAGGCCAATTTGAAAAAGCTTTTCGTAAGTTTAGAAACAAAGTAGAAGACTCAGGGCTTCTGATTGAAATAAGAGAACGTATGGAGTATGAAAAGCCATGTGTAGCTCGTAAGAAAGCAAAGAGTCAGGCGAAGAAACGTTGGTTGAAAAAAGTAGCATCAAGTCAACCACCTAAAAAATTATATTAAGGAGAAAATTATGGGAAACCGTGATAAGAAAAAAGAAAGCAAAGGTCGTCCAAAAAAAGATAAGTTGCCAAAATAATGGCAGCAAAGAATGATATCACCGGTGACAGCATCTTATCTAAGACTGCCACCAAAGAATTTGATAAGAACTTTGATGCGATTGACTGGTCAGTTAAGCTTGACACACCACAAGACGGTGATCAAAGATTAAATAATGTAGGTCAACTTGAACGTTATTATGGAGGACAGTGGAATGCAACAAGTCAAAAAGAAGGCTGATTTACCAAGAGTAGACGTAGCAGCAGTACTTGCAGCACATGAAAAGACTCGTGAAGGTAACCGTTATACGATGATCCTTGAAGCTGCCTATAGAGCAAGAGATATTGAAAAACGTCGAGACTTTCTAGACCGCAAGTCAGAGAAGCTCCACTACTATGGCTATAAGCCAATCAACCAAGCACTACAAGACATCATAGATGATGCAGCCTAATTATACTCAACGAGAATGGGACAGAGTATGCTGTATCGGTAGTCCTCCTGCACCATTAACTCGTAAACAAAAACTTAAAAAAGTATTCCTTCGTATTATAAATAAATTTAGGTAGGAAACTGCCTAAACCTGCAGCCTTCGGGGGCAGGATTTTGTTAAACTCGCTTAACTAAGGAGAAAAATATGCGAACTACAAATGTATCATTCGGCCCTATCTGGCCACAAACTATTGGTTTTGAAAGTATGCTAAGAGAGATTGATGAGATGCTCGCAGCACCACTAAACAACAACCAAGCATTCCCACCTCACAACATTATTAAGCTAGACGATTACGAATATATCGTTGAATTGGCTATCGCTGGTTTCAATAAGCAAGAGGTAACTATCACTTTAGAAGAAGGCTTATTGATCATCAAAGGACAAAAGAATCCTGATGATGGCAATGTACAATACCTCCACAAAGGTATCGGAACGCGTTCGTTCACTAAGTCAATCAAGTTGGCTGATACGGTCGAAGTGCGTGGTGCTGAATTTAAAGATGGCATCTTACGTATCGCTCTTGAGAATGTTATCCCTGAATCTAAGAAACCTCGTCAAATCGAGATCACGGACAACTTAACGCCGTCTACTGGTATCGACCGTGTTAGAGAACTCTTAAATGAAAGAGATAACCCAACTGACTACGCTAAAGATGCTAATTACGCCTCTGGTCAACAGTACGATATGGATAGTTAAAGGGATGGGGAGAGCAATCTCCCCTCTCATAAATATATGATGAAGAGTGAATTGACAAAAGATTTAGTTTCTTATCCGTTCTTGCGGAGAGGCAACTATCAACTAAAGGTTTCCGTTCTTAAGCATATGTCTGTCATGGTTGTAGGTAATCACATGATGGATGTGGATAAGTTCTTTGTAAAACACTTTAGCAATTTAGAAGAAGCAGCAAATTTTATTGAATTTATAATTTTAAAGGATGAGCAAGATGGCAGATATTAAACTAATTAAATTTACTAGTGGTGAAGAGATCATTTGTGGCCTTATATCTTCAGGAGAAGGTGCAATGGTCATTGAAAATGGTGTCACATTAGTATATCACCAAACAAAAGAAGGTACAGTATCCGTCGGATTCTCTCCTTTTATGCCTTACCATGATGGCACTATTGCAGTGTATCATACATCTATCGCAGCAATTACTGACGTTAAGAAAGAACTACTAAACGAATATAACAGGATCTACGGTTCTGGTATCGTATTAGCTGGTGCAAACGACGCCCAATTTAAAGCTTAATTGTACTTTTAATACCCTTTGGGGTATAATTATATTATGAAATCAGTGACGGATTTTCTTCCATATCATAGGCCTTCTGACGAAGTTATAGTCTTAGGCCAATGTCCCTCATCTAAAACTACACCGTTTAAGAATGGGACATTTGCACGTCTGAAGGATTGGATGGACACAGTAGGTCTATATGAATGGTCGTTTCATAATGTGATACCTAATAAGATAAACTCTTATAAGATGTCTGATGTAGACGTGGATGCATTACTAACAGAGACACAAGGTAAAGTAGTGATTGCACTTGGTGGATTTGTATCAAAAGTATGTGATAAGTATGACATACCACATTATAAGATTGATCATCCGTCTCCACGAAATAGGAACCTAAATAGTAAAGCCTATGAAGTTGGTATGCTGCTTAGACTACAAACATTTTTAACTGAGGTTGGTTTATATTGATTGAAACAACACAATACTATGATGAGTACATAAGATACTTTAACCTTGCAAAGGATCAGCAAGAGAAGTGTAATGTATCTCTTACACCACCTTATGGCATGATATCACATGTAGAGTCAAACATGAATGATGATCTACTGCATCATGTAGAATTGTATGATGTGGTCGAACGTAAGTATGCAGGTTTCTCTCAGATCGTTAATGATTGCTTTTATGGTTGGACGGATCAGCATCCATATTGGAAAAAGATGGAAGCAGGTAAGATCACACATCAACGAGATACTGTAGCACATAACTGGACAGGAAAACATTCCGACTTTAAACTGCCCGAATGGCTGTACATATTCATCCTCCATCGTGTATGTGGTTCTGCAATTAATTACAGTACGAAACCTAGTGGATACCACAATACCTTATTGTTCTCGCTACATAACTGTAAGACTATTGAGGACATGGTCGAGATGGTGAACAACTATCCATACTCCTTCTACACTTCTGTTGGATACCAATTCCCAGCATTTCCTAAACCACCTGCAGGATCAAGATATAAACGTGGTGGAGATTATTACCTATCAGAGTATGCACCACGATTAGCAAGAGAACTAGCAGAGTTTTTAGAATCTGGTGGACAGAGATCACTAAGAGAGATCGGTTCGTTCATGTTAGATTGGAACGTTAAGAATAACTTAAGACAGTACCACTTCCAGTATGCTGCAGTAGTTGCAGACGTGGCTGATTGGTACCCACAGTACGTTGATAAGACATCACCGTTCTACTACGGTACAAATGCAGTAGAGTGTATCTCATATCTTGCAAAACCATTAACTAAGATGAAGCAAGAAGAGTTCCTCGATCAAGTTATGGAACGGATCTATGTAGAGACTGGTGCATACCCATATAATGCAGAAGACGTGTGCTGTGACTTCATCCGTTGGGTAGAA